TTGCCCTTCAGGCGTTCATCGTCCAGAACGAAGCCTTTCCGCATATATTCTTTCAAAATATTGGTCGCCCAGATTCTGAACTGAACACCTCGCTGGGACTTTACACGATAGCCGACAGAGATGATGACGTCGAGGTTGTAATAGTCAAGCATTCGCTCTACCGTTCTTTCACCCTCAGTTTGAACTGTTGCAAAAAATGCAACAGTTGCTTCTCTGTTCAGTTCACCTTCTTCAAACACATTTTTTATATGTCTAGAAATCGTGGATTTATCACGTTGGAACAATTCAGCCATTTGATTCATCGTCAGCCATACAGTATCACCATCAAAGTTAACGTTGACCTTCGTTAAACCGTCTTCGGTTGTATATATAATCATTTCTGATAAATCGTTCATATCCGGCCTCCAAAAATACAGTTCACCCCATCTTATTGCAGAACATTTGTTCATATTTTAATTATAACAAATGCCCCCGCGAGGTGCAAGGAGCATAATTATATTTTATTATGATTAAAAGATTATACAGAATACTTCCATCCTACAGAATCTCTCTTAATTTATCCAGAAAGGCTTCCTCACCCCAGGTGTTTACCTTAAAGAATACCGCCTGGCTTCCTCCGGCAGTAATGGCTGAAAGCTGCAGTTCGCCCTCTCCATTTTGGAACAGGGTGACATTCATACTGACGCGGTTGCCGCCTGCGTGGCTGTACCGTTCAAATACACGGACACTGCATCTGGCTTCACCGTCCCTGAAATCACTTGAACCTTCCAGCGTAGCTGATACACTGCCCTCCAGAATGCCTCTTTCGATTCTGAATAAAATGGAATCAAAATCACCTTGCAGTGTTTTTTCAAGTTTCGCCATATACATATACCTCCTTTTTACTCTGCCCTCTTCAGCAGTGCCACGCATTCGACTGTTTTTTCGTTGAGCAACCGAATATCCATAGTTTCCTGCCCTTCATAATAAACACCGAACTTAAAATTTACTTGTTTCACGATGCTTCCATTATACATCTTTTCTGGATAAAGTTCTATACTGTTTATGAAGTCTTTCATAAACTCTTTCTTTTCAAGGTCCGTCATTTTATAGTACATCATTTCAAAATGTACCAGAATGTCATATATCTGCTTTCCGGTAATCTGATTTCCATATACAGCTTCGATTCTCGCTGTGATATCTGCAATGCTGTCTTCATATTCGGAAATCTTATCATACAGATTATCCAGTCTGTCATGCATGTCCTGATACTTTCGGTCATAGTGCTTATCCATCACATCCAGTTTATCAAGCATGTCTGTGAGCTTTGTTTTCGCTCCCATTACCTGTCTAAGCAACTTTCTGATTCTCTCACGTTCTTCTTCCAGAGCACTTACATCAACTTTTGTATCAACCTTGTCCATAACAAATTGACGGAAACTCTCATGGTTTACCATATCCAGAATCACTTGCTCCACTTCACGGTTAAAATCATTCTGATTAAGAGACGGTTGAAAATTACAAAAATGCTCATCATCAATCTTGTGTCTGTGTTGACAGCGATAATAGAAATCATCCACATAGTCTCCGGTTTTCTTATTCTTGCGACGTCTTACCGTACCACTCAGGCCATGCCCACATATCGGACATTTTATAATGCCGGATAAAATATGTTCATGCTCCAGACTATGCGTCTTGTTCCATTTTACCCCGGTTATTTTTCTTTTAGCTTTGGTCTGCATCCACAACTCTTCATCAATGATGGCATCATGGAGACCATCCGCCAAAAGATATTCGTCACTCTTAACTCTTCGGAACTGGTCTCTGGTACCCTTGACCTTTTCGGTAACATTTTTCCCATATGCGATTTTACCCGCATATACCGGATTGTCCAGAATGTTCTTTACAGTTCCTCTCGTAAAATAATCCAATTCACGTCTTCTGGTTTTCTTCTTTTTATAACCACGGTCATTCAGGAAGTTTGCTATTGTATCCAATCCCATGTCTTCATATACATATTTCTGGTAAATGAGTTTTACCAGTTCTGCTTCTTCCGGATTCACAATCAGTGTACTGTTCTTAGAATCCAGTGAGTATCCAAATGGTGCCTGACCACCATTCCATTTTCCCTCTCTGGCTTTCTGCTTTCTTCCTTCCATTGTCTGAACCAGAATGTTCTCACGCTCAATTTCTGCAACAGCAGATAATACCGTGATGGTAAGTTTTCCAGAGTCCTTTGATGAATCAATTCCATCTTCCACACAGATAAGGTTTACACCAAAATCTTGTATGTATTGCAATGAATTTAATACATCAGCAGCATTTCTTCCAAAACGTGACAACTTAAATACCAGAATGTAATCAACACCATCTTTTCCATCCGCCACATCCTGAAGCATCTGCGTAAACTCCGGTCTGCCTGTGATGTTCTTTCCGGACTTGCCGGCATCACAGTACACTTTTACAACTTCCATGCCCTGAAACTCTGCATATTTTGTAAGTCTGTCATTCTGGGCTTCCAAACTGTATCCGTCTACCTGCATTGCGGTTGATACTCTGATGTATATATAACATTTTAATCTTTTACTTTTCACTACCTACGCCTCCATTTCCACCGACATGTCCAACATCCTAAAATGTTTCAGTGCATCCACAATGTACGCCTCTTTCTCTTTGGGACAGGTCGGAACTCTTGCATTTTCCTTTTTGGATATATTGTAATTTATCCCCATATCTATTCCGTATTTCTTTTTAATCTGAGCAATATATAACGAATGAACAGGAACACCATATTTTTCTTTCACATATGCTTTAATCTCTGCATATGTCGCTTTTGCCTCTGCCACCGTCAGACCTAATGTACTGCAATCCAATACAAATCCAATCTGATCATCCGGTGTTTTAGTAGGTACCGTCTCATAATCTTCATAATAAATAGGAAACTTGAATGTGATGCTTTTTATCAGCTTCCCATTATCTTGTTCTTCCGGATAAACGTCTATTCTTTCGATAAACAATCGGTACATATCCTTTTGCTCATCACACGTCATTTTAGGAAAAAGCAACTGCATGTGCTCCACCAACTCCTTGACCTTTTCAATAGAACGGATTCCGTTTTTAGTAGCAGACAGTTTCTTTTTTATCTTTGATATAGAAGATTCTGTATCATCCATTCTGTCATAGATTTCATCCATCTCAGACTGTATCCTGTCATAATTCTCATCATAATCATCATCCAGAATATCAAGACCATCCAGCTCCTCTCCCAGTTTTCGTTTCTGGGTTTCATAACTTCTAAGCTGTTTCCTCAGGGCTTTCAATTCACTTTCCAACAGTTCCACAGAAGGCTGATTTCCAAGCACATTCGCAATCATCTCATGGTATTCCGGCAAAGCTGTAATCCCAGAAAAGATTTCAAACACACTGGAATCAATCTTTGACTGATTAAGCTGACGATTAAAAGAGCATTCGCGACCACTTGCCTTACGATGATTCCTACATGAATAATAATGAATGGTTTTATAATGACCGCCTCTGTTCTTATTCACATGTTTGTTCTTTGTTGCAATCATTCCTTTGCCACACAGAGGACATTTAACCAAACCAGATAATATGCTGATTCTCTCAGGTTCATCTACTTTTTGCCACTTAACAGATAATGCCTTCCTTTTTTCTTGCACCTGTTCCCACAAGTCTTCATCTACAATCGGTTCATGAATCCCCTGTATGGTCATGACATCTTTTTTCTTACTTCGTTTCCCGTATAGAATCTTTCCACAATAAAATGGATTTTCCAAAGCATTTGCAACAAAATCATAGGTAAATGGTCTTTCTTCGCCTTTAATCACTCTGCGGTATCCTTGTTCATTCATGTAAGTCGCAACGGATGTTGTTGTCATTCCATCCATAAGAAATGCTTCAAACATTTTCTTAACCAACTCCGCTTCCGTAGGTTCAATCTGCATCTGCTTTTTGATGTTTCTGTACCCATACGGAACTGGTCCACCAGGCCATCCACCTTCCAAAACTTTCTGCATCCTACCGGCATTGAATTGAACAGTTATGTTTTCTCTCTCAATTTCGGCTACGGCTGAGAGAATTGCCAGCGTAAGTCTTCCGCCCTGTGTGGAACTATCTATTGCATCATCCACACTTACCAAATCCACATCATAATCATTCAGTAACTGCATGGACTTAAGAACGTCTGCAGCATTTCTTCCGAATCTGGATAATTTGAATACCAACACATAAGAAATATCATCCTTACCATTTACGATATCATCCATCATCTCCTGAAATGCCGGTCTTCCTTTTATGCTTTTTCCAGATTTACCCGCATCACAGTATTCGTCAGCAATCTGCAAATTTCTGTATTCAGCATATTCACGGAGCCTTTCTACCTGTGCTTCCAAACTGTAACCCTCTGTCTGAGCCATAGTGGATACTCTGGTGTATATATAACATTTTTTCTTTCTCATCATATCCCCCTTTTCGGTTGCTCAATGATTGTTCGTCTTTCATGTTTGGATCTAAAATATAACGCACTTTTTCGATTGCGTCAGCGGGTAAAATGAGCCGATTACAAAAAAATGTAACCGGCTCATCTCACTGCTCATTCGTATTCTCTTTTGCCTTCATTTCTTCGATTTCCGCCAACACTTCATGCCCATATTTTTGAATCATCCTTGCCACAAACGTAGCACACACTTCCATATTTATACGTGCTGTTCTATCAATTTCTTCCTGACTGATGCTTGCATTATCATGGTTGCTCATTCCGCCACCTCCAAAACATAGTGAGGGATTCCCTCCTATGTCACAGGCAAAGATAATGGTGTGGATTTTAACCTCTGTATAAATTTTTCAAAGTATCAAATTGACACTTTGGAATAGGATTCTGATACTTTGGAATTTCAAAGGGCAATCCAAAGGGCAAAATTTGCACTTTGGAAATAAAAAAGACCTACAGGCAATTCGTCCTGTAGGCCATTTGTGAATTAAATGGTTATCTTATATTTTAAAAATATCAATATTCCCCTTGTGTACATCATTATGATGCTTATGACACAGTGCAATAATATTATCCACGCTTGCCGCACCGCCAAACTGATGGTCTACGATATGATGTCCTTCCACATGATTCTTAGAACCACAAATCTGACATCTGTTTCCGTCTCTTTCCCTGCCAGCTCTCTGTGCCTTTGTATGTGCCGATGATCTATTCTTTGCCATTGTTTAGCCTCCTATCCTTTTAGTACCTTTTTGGAGCAATGAACCAACACTTGATGTGAAACCGGATGCCACTGTACCTCTTCCGTTAGGTGCATTCCTCTGTTTTGATTTCATAATATCTGCTGATATCCTTGCCGCTTGACTATCGGTCAATCCTGAAATTACTGCTACCACTGATTTATCTTTCTTCCCTGCCATCGTCTGTTCCCCCTTAAAATGTAGTAACCACAACATCGCCGGTGGATACCTCTACGATGTTTTCGCCATATCCGATAGTAACAATACCTTCAATATCAACCCTCAGCCCCATTTCATCCTTAACCATAGGAATGATATCAACTTCCCCATTTTTTCTCTGAACTGCTATAAATTCAGCCGTAATGGTTAACACTTTGTCGCCCTTCTTCATAATTCCAATTTTCATTTCCGTAATCCTCCTATCCTTCTACAACTTCAAGCCCTTTGCGAGCAGCAATACCGATTAGTAATACAATGAAATCATCCAGTGGCCCCGGA